ATTATTGGTTTTTTTTATCATAATTTAAATTATTCTTGATTTATTTTGAATAATATTAATTGTATAATTAGTATTATAATAATACAATATATATTTCTATTTCATTTTTTTTATAATATAAAAATCTTATATTTGCAAATTTATATAAATATTATTATTTATATACTGCTATTATCATAACCAATTATGTGTCATTATGATTTTTTCCAAGAGCATACGTTATTTTTATTTGGTGTAGATATATACATATTACCATCATTTCCTTTCATCTTTTTATTACAATTTTCGTTTGCTGGATAAGGTGGAGATTTTCTACTTTTATATTTTTTTAATGTCTTACTATGTTCGTTTATTGCATTTTTTCCGGAAACACTTTTGATTTTTTCAGTTAAAGTTTTGCGTTGTTTTTCATTTAGATGTAAAGGGTTTGTTTTTGTTTTTAACGCGTATTTAAAATTTCGTATCCATGTTGATTTACAAGTACCATTACATGTTCCTGTACCTATTTTTGATAATTGTTTCATAGCTCCGTTGTAACTACCAATAAATGGCATGATATATAAATATATATATATTTAATTTTATAAAAAATTGAAATAAAAAGAATATAAATATAAGGAATAAATAAGTAATATAAAACCACTTTATATTTAACAGACTTGAATATCTATTAATAATGGGAATCTATCTATCCGCTTGTAAAAACAAATATAACAATAATATATGTTACATTTGTAGAAATTCAATAAATAAAGATGAATTAGTTACGTGTACTCGATGTAAGATAAATCTACATATTGCATGTGAAGATACTTATAGACATAATAGAAATTATTGCATGTGTCCTAAATGTAAAAAGAAAGGTACATTAGGCGGAGTATGGGCGTATTAAAAAATAATATATCTACAATATATAAAACAAAATGCATAAAACACGTAAAAATCATGATTATAAAATAACTAAAAAAAACAAGAATGTAAAAAGAGGCGGTAATAAAGACGAAATAAAAAAATGCATCAATACATTTGTGAAAACAAAACGAAAGCAAAATGAAAAAAAAATAAAAGACTTGAAAAAAATGTTAGAAAAACAAGCTCGTTTAAAATTTAAAAATGATAAACCAAAATTAGAAGCAACATTAAAAAGAATAAAAGAATTTACCAATCCTAGCAAAGAATCTGAAAAAATTATAACAGATTCAGATATACGTACTTTTTGCAATCCAAATTGCGAGGGAACTATCCTAGAACCAGGTAATAAATTATCCGAAAGATACTATGCTGATTATAAATCCAATAAAAATTTAATAAAACTATTCGAACAGCAACGAAAAAAAGTATTCGGTAAAAAAACGAATGTGTTAGTGGATGGATTTTATGAAAATGCACATAAAAAATATTTAGAAGAAATTAAAAAAGAAGGTGCAATATCATTATGTTCGCCAGTTACAAATAATAGGAAGTATTAATATGGTAAAATAACAGTATAAAAATATGGTTAGTATTATATTTACATACTACATTTTTTATCCAGTAACAAGAATGACGTCCAAAGTTAACGTAAAAAATGATCCTATAGTAATTTCAAAGGATACAATGAACCGTTTAATTAAAGATGTGAAAGAAATAATACAACATCCGCTTAGAGACAACGGTATTTTTTATTCACATGATGAAGAAAATATGTTAAAAGGTTATGCAATGATAATAGGTCAATCAGAAACACCTTACTTTGGAGGTTGTTATTTTTTTGAAATGCATTATCCTGTAAATTACCCATATTCACCTCCATATATTTTGTATTGTACGAATGCTGAAAAAATCAGATTTAATCCTAATTTATATACAAATGGTAAAGTGTGTTTGTCGATATTAAATACGTGGAAAGGCGAACAATGGACTTCATGTCAAACAATTTCAACTATATTACTAACAATTTGTACTGTTTTAAGCAAAAATCCATTATTAAATGAACCAGGTGTCAAAAAAGAACATCATGATTTTAAAAAATATAATACAATAATTAAATATAAAAATATAGATGTAGCGATTTTGCAAATTTTACAAAAAAAAACAGGAGTGTTTCTATCTCAATTTGAAGTGTTTGATAATGAAATTAAATGCAATTTTAAACGACACGCAAATAAATTACGTGACTATTTGGAAAAAAAAAAATCAGAAGAACCTGAACCTCTACTATTGACCACTAGTTTATATAATATGAATGTGAAAATAGATTGGAATGAATTATATGAAAAATTTATGATGATATACAATGTAGAAATAAATCAAAACATTCAAGAAGAATATAAAAAAGATATATAGAAAAATAACAATAAGATAAAAAATTGAAATAAATATATGATTATTATATACATTATAACAATATATAATAACCAATAGATTAACCCTAACACTAACAATACCTATAACAAAATGCATTTCTGTTCCAATTGTAAAAATATGTATTATATTAAAATAGACGAGGATAATCCAAATAGTTTGTTGTACTACTGTAGAAATTGTGGTAATGAAGACAGTTTAATTACGGAAGACAATATTTGCGTTTCTAAAACTCAAATTAAAAAAGGCGAAAAATCTTTTAGCCATTTTATCAATAAATATACCAAATTAGATCCTACTTTACCTCGTGTAAATAATATTTTGTGTCCTAATAAAGATTGTCCGACGAATACAAAAAATGACACTCGAGAAGTTATTTATATTCGATATGATGACTTAAACATCAATTACGTTTATTTATGTTGCAAGTGTAATACAACATGGAAAACAGAGGAACAAAACTAATAATTCGTACGGAGTTCCCTATATAACATGTTTAAATAATTGAGGTCGATTGTTTATATCATCATACAATTTATAATCTTCAGCAAAATAAGATTTAACAAAAAGAATACAAGTATCATCTAATTGTATATTTTCTTTATTGTTACTTACGTTACAAATAGGAAGTTCAAAATTCTTTTTTTTGATATTTAACACACGTAGTAATTTATTTATTTTTTCATTTAAATTTTTTTCATATACAATAACAATAATGTTTGCATAATCCGTTTTATTTATCCAGTTTGTGATGGGTTCAAAATGCTGATTCCATGTAAAATTTTGATGTAAATCTTCATAATGTTTATTTTTAATCAAATGTATAAAATCGTTAATCGTATAAGCATTATAATTTTGCAAAAAAACGCTGTTTCTTTTGTATTTATCTATATCGAGAGAGCCATATTTCCAGTATTTATACATGGATATAAATCGATCGATAGGGTCTCTAACAATAATAATAGGATTGTTGTTATTCGTGCATTTATTATCGTGTCCTGTACCATGGATGAAATCAGAATAATGTTCTTTAAAAAATGTCTCACATGCAGTTCCACCCGTTTTTGTTGGATGAATAAATGTGTATTTTGTCTTTGCTTCATTATTAAAAAAAATATAATGAATAAATAGAGTTAATGATATACTTAATATAGCTAATATTATAAGAATATTTTTTGTTTTATATGACATTGTAATGTATATATGTATGTTGTAATAAAAATAAAATTGAATATAATATAAATATAATACTTAAAATAAATACAATATATCTATATTATATTATAAGAATATCATAATATGGATCCGAATAAAGAAATAGAGGATTTGGATTTGGAAGAAACGGCAGAAAGTAATGATGAAGATTTTGGACTAGACGAGACTGATGAAGAAGCAGTTGGTAATGAAATTCTAGAAGATACAGATGATGACGCTAGTATATATGATAACAATGACAATGATAGTGATATTATGGGTGATGATGATAATGAAGAAGATAATGCTAATGATGATGATGATATAGACGAAGAAAATGCATTAGAAGATAGTATAGCAAAAAATACAGAAAATAAAAATAAAAAATCAAAAATAACAAAACAAAATATACAACTTGATTCACATTACAATAGTGATGATAATGAAGAAAATGATGGAGATGGAGATGAAGATGGAGATGATGATGATGATGATGATGATGATGATGATGAAAATTATTTACAAAAATTCAGTAAAGAAATAAATAAACAATATATTGAAAGAGAACACCCAGAATGTGTATTTCATAATTACAATGAAATATCAACACTTTCAAAAATAATTCGGGATAAAAACAACAATATTATAGATCCATTACACAGAACGATTCCATTTTTAACAAAATATGAAAAAACCAGAATAATCGGACAAAGAGCAAAACAAATAAATTCGGGTGCGAAACCATTTGTTAATGTCCCACAGCATATTATAGATGGATATATTATTGCAGAATTAGAATTAAAACAGAAGAAAATACCGTTTATCATTAAACGACCTATTCCTGGTGGTGGTTCAGAATATTGGAATGTGAAGGATTTAGAATTGATTTGATATAATCTAATCTAAACTAACACTCAATTAACAACGGTACTGACAATTCGTGATCATTTTGATAATTATAATATAATTCATTGAAATAAAATTCACTGTAAAAAAAATCATTTGCATTCTTTTTGTAAATTTTTTCCACTTTTTTATAACAACTTTCATTTGCGATAAGGTTTGTCATGTTTACACTAACTGTATCATTTTTTATTAATATCCAATCAATCACATTGTTCGAGACTATTTTTATATTGTAAAATAAAAACACGCTATAAATAAAAGCAAAAATAATATATATCATTATGTTTTCATACTATATGATATATATTTCTAAATATTTTTAGTTATAAATATAATCATAATGAAGATACATCACCATATTTATTATATAAATAAATGATACTTAGAATGATTTTTTTGGATATCAATTCATTTTTTTTATATAGGTAGTATTCTTTACATTCAATATTTTTATAAGATTGAGAGTTTTCATTTGTCCTAGTTACAAAATAACTCAATAAATCAATAATTTCAAAAATATAATCTTTGTACTTTTCATCCATTGTTTTATTGGAACGATAATTTGTTAATAAATAATCAATAATATTTCCTTCTTCAGGGAATGCTAAACTAAAATATTTTGATGGTGACCCCTTATTCACGTATCTTTGAAGAATATCAATAGGTATTTTTTTTAACATAGATTGTAGGGGTTTAGATGTTTTATCATAGGTACAATATTCGAATTTTTTGAAATCTTTATAA